ATATCTTTGCCGCATTTGATGAAGCATTGGATGCGACTTCAGTTGCAAACTTAAACACAGAAATGGATGCCCTATAATATGGATAAGTATTTAATATATAATACAGAAGAAGAACTAAAAGCAAAAGCTTCAGAGGAAGCTATAGCTAATAATCTTGGTTATCCATATGCTGGAGCAATGATGTACACAACTCAAGGTAAATATGCTTTGGGTGTTAATGGATTTACAACACTTACCGAAGAAGAAGAGGCTTTAGTAGTAAATAATATACCATAATGGAAGAGACACTACAAAGATTATCAGTAGGAGTATTTGGTTTTATAGCCACAGATACAATACAGAGTGTAGACTTAATGCTGGGTGTAATGTCTAAGGTGGTTCTAATTACTTTAACAGTTTTATCAATCTATAAACTATGGAGGGAACTTAAATGAGTACAGAATTATTAGCAATGCTAGGCGGAGGAGCCAGTGGATTCCTCTTTAAATTAATCGGTACATTAGTACAAAATCAAGCAGCAGTTACAGAGGGCTTGATTAAGAAACAAAAAGCATCGGACGATAGTGCAGATGCAGCGGCCGCTAGGGTGGATTCATTCGGTGCTTGGACACGTAGAATAATTGTTTTTACAGTCCTCTTTGGAGTAATCATTGCACCTTTTATTTTAGCTCACAGCGAAGAAGGCGTTACAGTGGCTACTGATTACAGTAAATGGTTTGGCTTTTCTAAAGGTACAACCTATGAAACTTTACACGGATATATAATCCTACCGGAAATCAAAACAGCCATCATCAGTATCATTTCCTTCTACTTCGGAAGTGCTGCTGTAAGTAAATAATTATGATTTTTTTATCAACACCTCCCACACCTCTCAACGATGTGCACCACGGGGGGTTTCTTTTACCTAATATCTATAATTAAATAATGAAATGCAAACTTTGTAAATGGATAAGCAAACTGCCAACAAGAAACTCAAAGAACTGCGAGATTCTCTGTCCCAAGTACTGGACGGAAAAAGCTACAGCTCGTCTGAAGAAATTAAAAAGCAGTCTGCTGAAGCGATTAAGTCCGCTAGAAAAGCTAGCTCTACGCTTAAAAAATCTTTTATCGAAAAAATAAAAGACCTTCCGGTTGTACAGAAGGTAACCGAACTAGGCACCGCTGGGAGTGTCGCTGTAAGCACAGCCGCAGTTGCTCAGACAACGGTTGCTGTAGACCAGACAGAAGTTTTTGTGGCAAGTGTCGCAAATGATATTGTCGAAGAGCGTATCGAAGTTCCAATGTTCATTGATGCCTTTGTTGATTTCCATGAGTTAAATGATTGGGGACAAATTGTAATGACAGAGAAGGTAGAAGCAGCTCAAGAGTTTGTAGAAAAGGCTGAGGCTATTGCTTCACCCGCTCCTTCACAATCTCAAACTCCTTCGTCCTTGGATTCCAAACCTTCATCTTCCGCATCTTCACCATCCCAGAAGTCTGACGGTCAGAGCGAGCAGAAGCAAGCTGAAAGCAAATCAGAAGAGCAATCAAAAAAGGAAACCAAAGCAGAAGAAAAGGATTCATCTAAAAACGATTCAGAAAAAGATAAAGAAGATAAGCAACAGCAAAACCAAGAACAGCAAACTGAAGATAAACAAGAGTCTCAAGAAGAAGCATCCTCTGAGCCTAGCACAGAACCATTGGATGTCAAGGAATTACCTATAGTTGAAACACCTATAGATAATGACCCATCAACACGACAAGTATCACCCACAAGCTAATGGAATTTTTTAAATATATATTCAGCGAATACAACGACAACCTACTCGGTATGGCCTTTGCGTACATAGGTGTAGTATCAATCATCGTAATGTTCTTACCTAAGAATAATTTTATAAGTAAACTCTTCAAGGAGTTTGCATCAATCTTCACATCACTATTCAAAAAATGAGCCACGAACTAAACGAACTAAACGAAATAACAGATAGACCCTTACTAATAATTGAACCCGAATACGAATGGGAATGGTATTACCTTGTACCATTGCTGGATAGAACTGAATGGGACGGAATAAAGTACGACCAAGTGGAATACAGTTGGGATGAACTTGATTACAGATTTGATGTTCCTTACCCATCTGTGCCGGAACCTTCGGCTATTGGGTTTATAATGGGACTTGCACTATTAACATTAACAATATTAAAGAGGAAATAATTATGCCAGAAGGAAAAGGAACATACGGAAGTAAAAGAGGTAGACCACCTACAAAGAAAAATATGAAACGCAAAAAGTGTAAGTAATGGCACTTACATCTATAGTATTTTTCGGTAAGAAAGACAAGGCCTGTTGCCCAGCTTGTGCTGCGGAAATGGAAGCTAAACAAATTGTACGTAAACAAAACTATGGCAAAAGGAAGCAAGTCAAATAAGATATGTCCAGCTGGTAAAGCTTGGGCACGTAGGACTTTTGATAAGTACCCTAGTGCTTATGCGAATATGGCAGCTAGTAAGTATTGTAAAGACCCTAACTATGCTAAGGGTTCTAAAAAGAAAAAGAAGTAATATTATGGATAATAAAAAGAAAAAATTAATGGGTGACGGCTCACCGGCAAGCTATGGACACGGAAGTAAACATGTTCCGGATTCTATGCCCGCCACTGGATATAATAAATTTATGTTCAAGAATGTTATACCTAAAGCAGAAAGAGTAATAGATGCTGCCAAAGAATTTAAAAGAAAATTAATTAAATAATGGGTGAGCTTAAAAAGTGGAGAGAACAAAACTGGGTGCGAATCGGAATCGATGGTTCAATCAAAGGGCCCTGTGGAACCTCGAAGAACAAGAAGCGACCAGACAGATGTCTTCCAATGGCTAAAGCCAAGAGTCTCAGTAAGTCTGAAAGAGCGGCTACGGCTCGTAAGAAAAAAGCTGGAGGAGCAAAGGGAAAACAATTCGTAAGTAACACACCAAAAGCAAAAGTAAGATATGGCAAAAAAAAGTCCTAAGCAATCAATGAGTTGCGGGGAAACTCGAAGTAGTACTAGACCCGGTAAGAAGATAATGAAGCTCTACTGTATTAATGGTAAGCGTAAACTTGTTCATGCCGGTGCTTCTGGATATGGACACAACTATTCTCCGGCAGCGAGAAAATCTTTTCGTGCTCGCCATAAATGCGACACAGCTAAACCCGGAACAGCAAAGCACCTAGCTTGTACAAAGCTATGGGCTGGTAAAGGGGGTAGTAAAAAATCTTCACCAAAATCAAGAAAGGGAAAATACTAATGCAAGAATATAATATGCCGGATTATACTGTAAGGGTCATCAAGAGTGGCGTGCCCGGAAAAAACAGAAAGTACAGACAACCTAAGTACAGACAACCTACTAGTGACTTTAAACGCAAGGAGATTAAGGAAGATAAAGTATCTAATTTAATTACAAACAATCCGTTTGTTCCTGTTAAAACAGATTATGATTACTCACAAGCATCACGACCACGTGGTAATGAACGAGGTAAGTTTAAATTTAAATTACCTAAGCTAAAATTTTCTGGTAGTGGTAAACGCACAGCGATGCGTGGTAAAATTAAATAATGCCTAGATACTCAGCATATGGTGCCAGAGATGACCGTGTCCAAGAGGACGGTGACCGTGGCTTTGTAGGTTTTAACAACCGTCTTAGACCAGACCAGTTGAAACCCGGCTTACTTGCGGACTCACAGAATGGCCGTATGGGATTGAATGGTCAATGGGAAGTACGTAAAGGTATTGACCAAATACTTACACCAGTTACTACAACGGGTGCACTTGTATTGCCTTTTAGTATAGTGGATTCCGATACAGATGCCGCCATAGCTGACCCGGATTTAAATAGTGGCAATCTAGTTATAACAAATATAACAGGCAGTAAGTACAATACTAATGGTAGAATTAATCTATCTAATATATCTGGCATTACACCCGACCCAAATGGGAATCAAGATTACACGAAGACTGATACAAATGAATTAACTGTATCCGGAAGTTTTACGGGTGCAGCTGATGCTAGTGTAACAGTAAAGTATCCTATATTAAACGATAACGCTGTCGAAGGTATATATGGTTCTTGTGCATTCAGTGACCCCAATGATAATGCTAGTCAGTTTATTATATTAGCTACTAACACAAAAGCTATAGCATTTAATTTAGAGACATTAGTTTCTACAGATATAGCCTATCCCGCTGGTATAACTGTTGCATCCGAGGTTGATATGATTCAAGCATTCAACAAGGTATTTATATTTAGAGACGGGCAGACAGCACTTGAGTGGGATGGTAATACATCAAATGATTTTACAAAGGTAACAAGTGGGGAATACTCGCAACCTGTACAGATTGTTTGTGCAAGTGGAGAATTTGCTCTTATTGAAAATCGTGGTATAGTGCACCAATCAGATGGAGTATCTCAAGGGGACTCCATAACAGTAATAGGTGATAAGACACTAAGTGGAGATGATTCATCTGGGTTAGTGATTGGTTCAAATTTTATTGTAGCCAATACATATGCTTCTGGTTCAACGACCGCTATATCAGCTGCAACTGCGGCTAGTGTATCTGGAGGTGAATACGATGGTAGATTTAAAGTAACCATAACTGCGGCTGGTCACGGTAAACACGTTGGTGACCCAATAACAATAGCTGGATTTGGTGACACTAAGATTGATGGAAAAAGATTCGTTGCAGAAAAAACAACTGATACGATAATATTTTATGTAATTCAAAATCCATCCGTTACATTAAGTGGAGATGAAACAGTAGCATTAGCTGCTGGGTTTGAGTTCTATATTAGTGACTACGAAAAAACTTCTACTCACGTAACTGATGGTGCAAGTCTCACTACTACACCGGTGTTCACAAGGAAGGTTTCGGTAGGGCTTGGATTCACACATATGCCAGCACCACCATTTGCTATCTACCATCAGCGTAGATTAGTAATGCCTTTCAATTATACCGTAAATGATACGGCTGATAGCTTTACAGCTAACGGAAAACTAGATGAATTAATTTCATCGGATATATTGGACACAAATACATATGACCAGATATATGCTAACTTCCGTTTCAATGCCGGGACTGCTGACTTTATCGTTGGCCTTCATTCTTTTTCAGAGGATGTATTATTAGTATTTAATAGAAATAGTATTCACGTGGTTGCTAACTCACAGGTATTAAACAATGCTACCGCAAGATTATTAACTGATGAGATAGGTTGCTTGGCCCGTAAATCAATACAACAGATAGGTAATCAAATACTATTCTTATCAGACAACGGGGTATACGGTGTAAGTTTCCAAGATGAATACAATCTTCGTGGAACAGAATTACCATTAAGCGAAGCTATTGATGCCACCATACAGAGAATAAACAAGACTCATCAATCAAAAGCAGTATCAGTTTACTTTGATAATCGTTATTACTTAGCAGTTCCTTTAGATAACTCTCAAGAAAATAATGCTATTATTATATATAACTTCTTGAATCAACAATGGGAATCAATAGACACAGTAGGTACAGAAGGATTCCATATTACAAATATGTTCCTTGCTGGTGACGGTAATAACAAGGGAGTATATGTAGTCAATGACTTAGGCGGTGTTAATCGCCTTGAATCAAGAGTGGATGGAAATGATAATCTTACTACAGTCATTGGTGGTAGTGTACAAAACGTACAGGTGCCGGGTTCAGTTAAAACAAGACAGTTTACATTTAATAACTTGGATAGAAAAAAGTGGAGGTCATTTGAGATGCACGTAGAATCACAGCCGGATTTGGATTCGAACTTTGATATTGACGGTGAACTAGAAAACCTTGACAGGAGTATAGAGATAGGTACACTACGTGGATTCAATGGGGATTCAGATTTACAAGCCGGCTCAGATATATCAATCCGAGGAAGATTGGGGAATCCACGAGCATATGGTATACAATTAGATATTAACAATATTGTCGGTAGGCCTAAACTAAGAGCAGTGTCTGTCGATGGAATAGAATCATTCAGAGCAGTAGATAGAGCAGAATAATATGACAACACCAGCCGGAAGCGGAGTAACAAATAAGGGTACAACCTATTCAGACGGAAGCCAAGTGACTTCCACTAATCTTAATGACATTGTAGACGATGCGATATTTAATACAAATGCAGTAGATGATTCTACCATTGGTTTAAATGCATCTTCACCTAAAGCATTGTTTGTAAAGAATGCGGGTATAGATACAGCACAATTAAAAGACAACGCTGTTACTACAGTAAAAATTACGGATAACAATGTGACACTAGCTAAGGTTGAACAGCTTGCTGACCAGAAAGTTGTGGCTAATTTTACAGGCAGTACAGCAAACGCATCCGAAACAGGTTTAGTTATCGGAGGTTCTGGTAGCGATGGATTATTATTTGATAATGACACATTGTTAAACAATGAAGATACTCCAGTGTCTGATGCTACTCGTGGTGCTACTCAACAAAGTATCAAGGCTTATGTGGATTCAATTAAACCCAACATTGCTTCTAGCACAAAACTAGATGCAGCTACATTGAGTGTAACCAAAAGCACTTATGCTGACTTTCCAACATTAGAAACTGCAATTACCGCAAGGTATCAGAATACAAAATTTATGGTAACTGGTTTCATTTCAATGGGATTTACTAATCAAAATTCTGACTGTATTGTTAAGGCTCAATACAAGGTTGGTTCCGGTGCTTACCAAGATTTTAATTTAGCTACTGGTGCTGAAAATAGAGTAGCTGGTCATTTTGCTATTGGACAAAATGCTGATAACAATACAGGAATAGACTCAGAGGCATTTAGTATACCAACGCCAGCGATAACAAACTCAGCTGAAGATGTTATTACATTTAAACTACAAGTTACTGATGTTAATTTCAGTAGAACACTTTACATTAATAGAGAAGAAAGCGATGATAGTAATGATGATTCTACTCGTAGGGTAATTTCAACATTAACAGTACAAGAAGTGTAATATGATAACTGAAGAATCTGTACTAGCAAAGACAGATAATGAGTTACTTAATAATGCAGTAGCTACATTAAATGATACTCGTAACTTGGAGTTCATAAACTTTGTAGATAAGGTTACTGATTACTGTATAGAAAACGAGAACGGAAAAGTATTTGATAGTTGGGATAGAGAAACTCTTAGACAGCTAGTTGCTTACCACCAATTCAAGGGAACTCTTATAGTTCTTTCTGACGCTGGCCGTGAAATAGCTGGTGTATTTATGTGGTACAATTGCGACAAGGATGATGGTTGGAGTTTCGTACTTAACTGGGATGAAGACAACAAAGAAGGGGACTCAATATTTATGGCATTCCTATTTGCTTCATCTACTTCAGCTTGGAGAAAGATGGCACTTACTTTTATTGAAAAGGAGCCGGATTGTTTACATAAACAATTAATGGGTAGTAGACATAGGAAAGGACAACCTACTAAGGTATACTATACACAGAAGATTTTATCACGAATTTTAAAAACTAAGGACTAATATGGGCGGAAAAGGAAAAGCACCACCACCGATTGACCCCGGTGAATCAATGGGACAGTATATGTTCGGACAGGACTTTGAAAGTTTTCAAGGTGTAACTGACCCACGACTACAAGAACGTATCATAGGAGCTGAAGAAACATTCCGCCCTCGTTATGCTGCACTTGAGTTACAAGACATATCTACATTTGCTAGAGGTTTAGAAGGCAGAGAAGCTGGTGAAGGGTACTCAGAACAACAATCAAAAGTCCGTGACCTTGAGGCACAGTTATCTGCTACTCCAAAAACAATCACTAAACGTAAAGGAAGGTTCGGTACCGAAACAGTGTCCAATCCCGAATACGTTAATTTACAAAAACAATTAAGTTCAGAACAGTCTACATTGAGTGAATTAGCTCCTACAAAAGCAGCTCCGGGATTGTTTGATTTACTAGAGGAGTCCGGACGTAGAGCTGGTGAGATTCAAAGAGAATCCCTAGCCGAACAAAGAGCTGCCGATGTTGCTGCCCTACAAGAGTATTCACCACAAGTGGTTGAAGCCTATAGACAGGCTGACCCAACCAGTGCTAGATTAGCTGACTTACAAGCGGCTCAAGCAGAAAGATTATTTGCTGAAGCAGAGGGGCCATTGTCCCCGGAGCGTAGACGTATGGCAGAACAACAAGCTCGTTCTGGTTCTTTAGCTAGAGGTAGACTAGGAGATGAATCATCTATAGCATCTGAAATACTTGGTCGTGAACAATTTAAATCCGGACTTAGACAAGAAGCTAGACAAGCTGGTCAATTAGGATTCGGACAATCCCGTGCATTAGCTGGTGATATTGGTTCAGTATTATTAGGTAGACCATCTATGGCATTAGGAATGGGGCAAAATATTTTAGGACAAGCACAAGGGCAAGCAGCTGGGCCTATGGGGCCTCAACTCTTTGACCCGAATGTTGGTATCAATTTAGCATTACAACAGCGTGGACAGGACATAGAGTTCCAAGGTATGCAAGCCCAAGCAAGAGGTGCTGCTATTGGTGGTATTGCTGGTGGACTAGGTAGTTACTTCGGATAATATATTATGGCATTTCAAACAGGAACAAAGGTTGACCCAAGACTAATGAAAGCTGACCTCAGTGGATTCTCACGAGGTACAGAATTAGCTATGGCTGGTATTGCTAGTGCAGTATCCGGGTATGCTAAAAAGAAAAAAGAAAAGCAAGAGGTAGACTTAGCTACAGAAGCATTCATTGGTGCAGCTGAAGGTAATCCTTATCTTAGGGGTTTATTCCCAGAGGGTGAACTAACATCAGATAACGTAAAGAAAGCAGTCAAGGCTATGGGTGCTAAGAATATGATGAGTTTCATGATGCAAACTAATTTACTTCAGACTAAGGCTGATGTTGAAGGCACTAGTCTAAAAAGACAGAAGCAGGATTTAAAAGGTTTAGGTGAATTATTAAAAGCCCAAGGTATATCAGATACAGGTGGTCAATTAGAATTTGACTTACCTCGTAAAACTAAATTTTCAACTGGAAGCGGTACAAGATTTGGGCTTGAGGATACCGTGACTGACCCTAGATTAGCAACACTTTTTGAAACATATGGCCCATTGCTAAAAGCACAGTATCCAGAGCAGTTCGGTGGAGTAAGTGCAAGTACAAATACTTACACAGAACCTAGTAAGGTACGTGGGGGTGGTGGTGTTAATAACATTGATACAACTGGATTTGGATATTTAGGACTAGAAAAATAACCGTGGCAATTAGTAGAATAAGAAACCCCAATGGGTCTATTTCAAGAATTGAACACCCAGACGATGCAAGCCAAGAGAGTATACTTAGCTTCGCTGCTTCTCAATTTAATAGAGGTCAAGGCGAAGAGGGTATTGTAGGTGATGTACTAAAAGCAGCAGAGGTAGGATTTAGAAGTTCGGAGTTAAAAGGACGAGCCGGTATAGTAGAGACAGCTGCCAAGGTAAAAGATATGGCTTCTCCTACTTATTATACTCCAATACCTATGATGGGTATGCCTACTATGTCAGCTAGACAACTAGAGGAAGAAGGTATAGAAGCTGGCCAACCTATAGAAGAACCAGAAAGAGATTTATTCAAAGAAGATGCTCTTCAGTTCGCAGAGAATCTTAGGACAGAAGCTAACGCAATGTCTAATACAGTTGGACTAGATAGAGATTTCGCACAATCACTTCCGGGCCAAGTGTTACAAGGTATAGGTCAATATGCACCTATGATTATGTATGGTATTGTTGGTGGTGTTCCGGGAGTTACAGCACAGATAGCTGGTCAGATGGATACCGAAGCCCTTGAGGAAGCCGAAAGAACTGTAGGTAAAAAGTTCTCGGAGATGTCCGATGAAGAAAAGCAACAAGCTAATTTAGTTAGACTAAGTCAGCAAACGATAGGCACTGGACTTAATATGTTTGCATTTAGTAAACTTATTCCGACTAACTTAAAAGGTAAGGTGTCTCAGTTCTTAACAAACAAAGGTACACTTAATAGACAGGAGCTTACTCAAGTAGTAAATTCATTACGAAAAGATATTGCTACATCTATGGCATCGGAGGGGCTTACAGAATCAGCTGAAGCATTCTCATTGGATTTACTTACTAAGTATAGTGGATTGGATTCCAACAGAGAAGTATTCTCGGCTGAGAATATTAGAGAGAATTTATATCAAGGCCTAGTAGGTTCATTATCTGCTGGTGGTACTACAACTATTAGTGGTGGTATAGGAAAAGGTTTAGAAAGAATAGGTAAAATAAAATTACCTACTCCGGAAACAAAAGCTGTAAGCGAAGAGGAAGTTAGTGGTAAGAAAAAATTTAGAGTAAAGTACACTCGTACCACTAAAGAGATTGGACAAGCTGATGTAGTATCAGAAGGAGTAAGAGAGTTCGATGCTAAGGATGAAGATGAGGCAAAGAAAATTGTCGAAGGTAGCACAGGTAAATTACCCGGTGTTGATTTGGAATCAATTATTATTGAGGAGGTACAACCAACAGAAACAAAGGTTGAACCAGTAGTACAAGAAGAAGTAGAAACAGCGGTTGATACCGAAACGGTAGTACAAGAAGAAGTAGATACTGAAGTAGATACTGAAACAGTTGTTGACCCAGTTGACCCACAAGAAACTGGAGCAGAGATACCTATAGGTGTATTCGGTGATGTTGATTTAGAAACAGTTGAAGGACTTACACCTCAACAGAAACAAAAGATTTTAGAACTTAGACAAGAAGCTAATGCTGAAGCTCGTAAATTATTTGGAGCACTAGATGACCCAACAGGTGAGCTTGATGCAGAGGCAGTAGCAGAAGGATTAAAAGCACTTCAAGAAATATCAGAGGACGGAACAGTCGGTGCTACATCTGCACAGAAACAAACATTAGATAAGATACGTGAGATAGAACGTAGAATGTCAGTAATGATTGGCCGTGAATACATACCAAGAACTGATGCAGATATTGTAGGTGAGATAGAACGTACGGTTATTAATAGAACTCAACAGACTGGTGCTTCCGGAGCATTGTTTCCAAACCTACCAATAGTAGGTGCTACTATGTCACCAGTATCATCTGAGTTTGATGCAAGCCGTGTAGGTACAGCTAAACAAGGTACAGATGCAGTGCCACGTGAAACTTCACAGGATGATAATATTGATACAAGTATTGTTCCGGAGGCTAAGTTAAAGGCTCAGATGGACAAGATTAATTACGCTCATCTGCCGAAAGATATTAAGAATGAAACTAACCCACGAGCTAAATACGAAAAGTTTGTGGGGTACATGAAGAGAAACTTAATAGCACTTCACGATAAGTTCCCAGAAGATTTAAGAGCTATAGCTACTCAGTGGTATGATGGTGCCCGTAAACTTACAGAAGATTTAGCATCCAAGTATAATAAAACTGAAGAGCAAGTTGCTGGAGTTCTAGCAGTTCTTAGTCCACAGAAACAATGGTTTATGAACTTAGCTCAAGGTGAGCAAGTGCTACATATTTTACAGAACTATCTTGATACTAAACTAGAAGGAGATGCTTTTGAAGTAGAGGTTGAGTCAGCTATAAAGGCCGCAAAGGATGCGGACTTAAAGGCTCATGTGAAAAAGAAGATAGCCAAGAGGGGTTTCAGCAAAGAACAAGCTAAGGCAGTAAGAGGAAGGCTAAAAGAAAGAGCTGGATTTAAGAGAAGAAAGATATTAAATCAACTTAAAGGTAAAACAATAAGGCAGTTACTTGAATTAGAGAACACTACTCTAGCCGGATGGGGTATTCGTCTCCTGTCTCAAAGGGAATTTGGTAGGTACTATAATATAGTAAACCCGGACGGAACTATTATGGGTGTTGATACCAAGAAAGATGGTACACCAGCTGTAAATACTTGGGGTGCTATTGGTGAAATAAGAAAAGCTATATCAATCCTAGAGAATGGTTCACTAGAAAATATATCAGAAAACCTAGGACAAAAACATAAGGTTAGAAATTTTTATAATAATATTGTAGCACCTAACAGTCCTTATGGTGATGCTACTATAGATACTCACGCAGTAGCTGCTGGATTACTAATGCCTTTGGGTGCTAGTGCTACAGAAGTTAGCCATAACTTTGGTTCTAGCATAGGTGGTGCTCCATCAATTGGAGTAAATGGTTCTTACCATATGTACCTTGAGGCATACCGTAGAGCGGCCCGTGAAGTAGGCATTCAACCAAGGCAGATGCAATCAATTACTTGGGAAGCAGTTAGACTTTTATATCCATCAGAAATAAGAAATAAAGAAAGTGTTGCCAAAGCAACAAAAATACATAACAATGCAAACAATGAACAAGAAGCAAGAGATACCATCCTCGGCCCAGCAATTCCTAGACCGAGTTGGAGCACAGCCGGAGACAGTGGAGGAGTTACTGAAATCCCAGCAAGCATACAAGGCTTTGGGAGTGACAATGTCCTTGGAGGAGATTTACAATTTCGAGGTAGGCGAACCCAGCGAGATGCAGTAGTAGGTACTACTCAACAAGAGACACAGACAAAGGCAGAGCGTTCTGTTATAGGTTCAGCTATAGCTGCTGCACAGAAGTTAGCCGAGAAGCTAGGTGTAAAGATTGAGGAATCAAATACAATCAATAGACCAGCTCAGTATAACTACGAGACACAAACCATTCAGTACAATCCTCAGCTACTAGCTAGTAGAGGTAAGGACTTTAGTAATGCAGCAATGCGTGAGGAGATTATCCACGCTGCTATGCACCAAGTAATTATGAAACGTAATCCTAGCCTAAGTGCTAAGGCTGCGTTTGAAAAGGCAATGTCATCAATAGGTTCTGATTTAACACAGGAACAAAAGGACTTGATGGCTGCTGCTTACGGTGACTTAGGTAGTGATTTAAATTACGGTGCTGAGTACACACGATTTGCTGTACAACATATCTTGGATGGTAAGACTACTGAAGGTACATTGTTTAAGGGTAAGGCAATGGATAAAGTTAAATCATTAATTAAATCCGTTCAATCATATGTAGCTAAAATACTTGGGCCAGAACTCAGTGACAATAGAGATGCTGCATTTATTATTGCTGATACTATTCGTTTACTTAAAGAGGTTGACCCAAATAAAAAACCGGCACAACAAAAGTTTGTTGCACAAGCTGAATCAATTTTATCTGGAGTAGAAGCTGTTGATGCATTCGCTGATAATCCATATGCTACACAGGAACAGAAAGATAAAAGAAAAAGTGAAACACAACGTAGAAATATACAGTCAGTAGTAATGACTGCCAGTTCTTTCTTTGCTAGAATACATCCTCAAATTAGAAATGTTGTAAGTAATTACTTTACAAAAACTGAACGCTTACAAACTCAAGCATTCAAACAAATAAATAATTTCCAAACAAGGGTACGTGGAATCAAGAATAAAAAAGATAAGCTTAAATTAAAGCAGTTACTTTATTCAACTCCCGACATTACAACAGAGGAAGGTAAGAAGTTAGTAAGACAGAGAGATGCTTTACTACGTAAGTATAATATTTACAATGACTTCAAGTTATTAGTACAACCATTGTTAGATGACCTAAGAACTAAAGCTGTTACTGCTGATATGCCCGTTGGTTATTTGTATGAATATTTTCCTCGTAAAGTTAAAGATGGAAGTTTAGAAGCATTATTGGATTTCTACGGTAAAGATATTAAGGATGATTTTAATTCCCGGATGGCCAAGATAGATGGGGATAGAAAAGATAACGGTGAACTTAGAATGAATACAGATGAACGTGCTGCTGAGTTCAGAAAGTATATGCTAGAAGAAATGTACAAGCAGAATGTAGGGGAAAGGATTCCGGGATTCCTAAAGAAGCGTGGCAAGGGTATGCTATCAGAAGAGGAGTTACAATTCTACGAAGACCCAGAGGTTGCATTAGGTGGGTACATTAATACTATTATTGTAGAAACAGGTAAGGCAGAGCTACTTGGTAATGGTGCATTGAGAAGAAATAAAAGAGATATGCTCGATGGCCGTTCAACCTACAAGGTTAATTTAAGAAATCAAAACGGAACACTCAGCAGATTAGTTACTGAATTAAATAATAGAGGTGAGTTAAGCGACAGACAATTAGGTGATTTATTCTTCGGGCTTGACCAAATGTTTGGGCCATCTGATAAAACTGAAAACCAATATGCGGAACTAGGTAGAACACTTAGCTACGGCCAACTACTTGTTGACCCGACTACTACACTATCTCAGTTGTATGACTTAGCATTCATTGCTCTTGATAATAACCTAGCTAGTATAGTTAAGACTATATTTACTAAGAAAGATTTTACATTACTCGATGCGGGTATTGACCCCAAGCTTCTGTCAGCTGAGTTCCAATCAGATAACGTTGGTGCTAAGATAGATATGGGTAAGATAGTTAAAGCCGGATTAGGATTAAGTGGATTCCGTTCAATGGATGCACTGATGAAAGAAACAAACCTTACTGTTAACTATAATAGATACAGAAAAGTATCCAAGTTATCACCTAACAGTAGTAAGTTCAAGAAGTTCCGCTCAGAGGTTGAGTTTATGGTTGGCCCACAGGATGCTGAAAGAACTATAAATGATTTTAAAAATGGTGTATATGATTCGCCATATGTACGTGAGTTAGTAGTAAGAAAACTATTAGAGACTCAGCCGGTCAATGCATTTGAAATGCCTATGGTGATTCAAAAGAATCCCAATATGCGTATGTGGTATACAATGAAATCATTTATCTTAAAGCAAGGTAACTTGATTAACGATAGAATGATAAGTGTAATTCGTTCCAAGACAGCAAGCGGAGAAGAAAAGAGAAGAGCTATAGCTGCGTTGATTAAATTAATATTTACATTTATGATGGCGGGTGTCCCGATTGACTTCATCAAGGATATGATTGCTGGCCGTGATGTATACCCGGAAGACTACGTGGACAATGCTTTGCTTAGAATGTTTGGTTTATCTAAATACAATATGTATGAAGCAAGAAGACACGGTTTAGCGGAAGCTTTTGGTAAAGCATATCTTCTTCCTGTTCCAATATCTCAAGTAGTAGTAATGTCTGCTTCACTTCAAGAAGGTATAGGTAAAGTATTTACAGGTGAGTTCACAGGAACGGATGCTGGAAAACTTATTAGAGACCTTGCTCCAATGGATTCAGTATGGTACTACAGGTACGGGCCGGGGTTTGCTGGGCCACTAGCTGGTAAACCTATGCCGGGTGTTGAATCCCAAAGAAAGAAAAGACAGCGTGAAGCTAAGGATAGTAGCTCAATCATTGAGAGTTTACTACAATTCCCAAGTGGAAGACAAAGGGGACGTAGACCTATGATACGAGGAAACCAACCAATAGGTTTGGATATCAATGAGGTCACGGACATAGTTCCTTTCCTCCGGAATATGTAAACAAAAAAACTCAGCCCCTCAAAGTAGATGAAACGGGACTGAGCTTTTCTGATATACAGAAGGAACCTAAGTTCTTCTCGCATTACAACGAACAATGTTGTTGCCGGGCAAATAACAGATAAAAAAACCGGCAACAGTTATTAGGTTGAATTAATTATTACTTATGTCAATAGTTTATTTACTACACTGCAAATTCTTTTCTAGATGTAGCGTTAACGATTGCCATTACTTCACTCCTAAATGTTTCGTCAGTTTGTATTCTACTCTTAGTTCTTCTGAGTGAACAGGTAACACTAGAGCGTTCTCGTTTACCAAGCTTGGCTATCTCGTAGTGAGATAGGTGCCGGTTTCTTGATAGTATCCAAAAGTAAATGTCTCTTACTTTGATTATAGTTGTTGTGCCACGTGGGGCATTGGTTACTTCATCAGCCTCTACGTCATAGTATTGGCAGATAAGTTTTAGTAAATCTTTATTAAACATTATTTAAATCTTCCTAAGCAGTGATAAAATTTTAAGTACCCACCTACACCACGCTCACCTTCTCGGTTCTTAGCTATGGTATATTGGAGGTCAGTGAAAGGCCCTTTGGCATCAGAGGATTTAGCTCCCTCTATGTCACCATTCTTTGGCCATAGTAAAAGGACAATGTCAGCATCGTTCTCGATGTCTCCACTATCCTTGAGGTCATAGAGACTCAGCCCGGTTTCCCGCTTGGCTCCCTCTCTATTGACTTGAGATAACAGTATTACACTTACATTTAATTCAAGTGCCAACTGTTTTACCTTATGAGATATGTCAGCAATACCCTCGGCCTTGCTCTTAGCTTTGCTACTCCAAGGTATAAGCTGTAAGTAATCAATGACTACTAACTTAACCCCGTGTTTCTTCACATAGTTTCTAGCTTGGCTGAGTACATCCTGTGGATTCCGGGCCGTGTGAATACTATAGAAAGGTAGACTAGCAACTAAGTCAGTCGCATCATTTGCTTTCTGCATATTATCGTCCGATATTACACGCTCTTGTATCTGCCTTAGATTCACTCCAGAAATGGCTTGAACCATCCGCTTGAGTACTTGCTTACGTGGCATCTCCAAAGAGAATACTAGGGTAGGTACAGCCTCTTTAAGCATAGCTTGCGTAGCTATGTATAATGCAAGTGCTGACTTACCACAAGATGTGGGTGCAGATAGGGTAAGAACTTCACCCGCACCTATGCCTCCACTACCTAGCATTGAGTCCAACTGTGGCAGATGAGTTCTCACCACATCATTCACATATTCTCCACTCATCATGGCAGCAAAATCTTCCTTCAGTTCATCAGCTGCATCTTGGATTTGTTGTCCGCTGTCCGCTGTCTGACTGACCTTTGATGTTTGCTCTTCGACATTTGCTTTTATCTGCTGTGATGTCGCAGTTTCGGCAGATGCATTCTCGGCACCTAGTATGTATGCTCTTCTTAATCTTCTTAGGTTTGCTTTCTCTAGTACTAATTCAGTATAGTACTTTAACTGTAAGGAACTCGATGACTTACCAAGTATCTCAATGATACCCATAACGCCACCGACTTCTTCGAGGCACTCGATTGACTTAAGGTATTCCATAATGGATACCTCATCAATCGGTTTGTCCCCACTAAGAGTGGCCACTGCTCGAAACAGTAGCCGGTGTCTTAGGAAATAAAAATCATCCTCAGATATGATGGATGATATTGTGTCATATGCGGATGAGTCCCCGCTTAGACATAGGCAAGCTATTAGTTTTTCTTCAGCTTCCGTGTTGTGTGGTTCGACTAAGTCTATCATTCTCTTGTTGTAGTTGCTCAGTCAAAGCATTCAAACATTGGCCCAGGAATTTGAATCTATCTTTTGCTTCACTTGGAATTTCTCTTGTGGATATTTCATTGTAAGCATTGAGTGATACTTCTGTGGCTTCGTGTATGGTCTTTAACATAATTATATTTCTTTGTTTGATAGTGGTTAGTCTAGCCCCCGCAGTTATTGCAAGGGGCGTAGATTCTAACACACCTATCTGTTATTTATTGTCTCGTTCTAGCATCCCTATGGCTATCAAGGAGTAACCTATCAAGTCCCTAAAGATGTCACGAGTGGTATCTCCCTTTTCATCAAGGGAAAGTTTACCATCTCGGCTGAATGCTTTAAGTCTCTGAAACTTATCTTGCATCCGTAGAGCTACACCAACTAGGGGTTCAATCCCGAAGTCAGTTGACCCATCGAAGTTCTCGAATGGATTATCTTGGGTGTCTCCACCGGTGTAGTCCGAGTTCTTTAAACTAGTGAGGCGGAGTATTTCATCCACCTCATCTTGTCGGAACTGTTCCCACCATTCCTTGTCGTGATACATATTAGAACGGGTCGGAATCGTTTACCTCAACGGGTGCAGGTTTCTTTGGTGCAGATGATTCTGTCTTAGCATCAAAGGCGAGTGACAAATAAGCCACATCATTCTTAGATACTTTCTTCCATCCCTTTACATAGAATGGTACAGTGTCACCTGTAGCCTCGGACAATAAAGCTTTCAGTTCTTTAACTGATAGCTCGCAATCCCCACGGAAGTCGGGATGTGTTTCTTTTTCTTTGCGGTCATTCTTAAACAAGCGACCACGATTTGTGTTATCGTATTGATTCATAGTTATTATTATTAGTTATTAAAATAAGTCTTCGTCAGCGGAAGATGGTTTAGGTTGTGACTTGCCGTGCGTGTTAGTTGCATCGGGGTCTTTAGTATCATCGATACAGAAGAGGCCGTTCAGTGCGTACTTACGAGCGTAAGAACTAGCTGACCCTGTAATCTGTGCATCATCCATACCCTTCTTTACTTCAGCTTCACGAGCAAAGGCCGTGGTTTCTACTTCAGCGAATGGGTTGTGTGATACTAGTCGGGCGGTTGCCTTTACATATACTCTGCCTCCTACCTCTACGATTTCATCGCTGAGTGTTAAGTCCGAGTTATGTTTTTGTAGGAGAGGTTTTACTGCTTCGAGTATGTCCTCTGCGGAGCGATAAGAGTACCCTCCGAATTTGTTTGTCTGACCCTTGGGAGCTTTCAGCTCGCCTTGAATCAGTACAAGTTGGTGTGTGTGTTTTAGTTCTGTCATAATATTTTTTTAATAAATTCTTAAATAGTTTTACACGATGCTTTACATTAATGCAAGTATCTAGTTCAGCATTTGTTGACCCCAATGTCGATAATAAAAACACTTGGTCATCTCTTTTTAAATTATTCTTGAAGCGACTTGTAAGTTGATTGAGTCCAACAGGA